TTCATAAGAATTTGATAATCCTCTAGCTTTATTGAGATCACCTACAGTTCCACCAGTCACAAGACGACGATTTGGATTGTTAGATGCGTTATCAAGCGCCTTTTTAACTGGTTTTTCCCCAAGTGTTTTCATAAGATATGGTAAAGCAGCTGCTCCTGCAGCAATAGCAACTTTTCCCCAAAGCTCAGTCAGATTTTCGCTACCAAGATTGTATGATTCTGTTTTCACATTCTTTGCCTTTCCTCTGCGATTAGGATTCTTATCCTTGCGATTTTTACGACGGAATGCTTTCTCCTCTTCCTTATCGGAGAGGTCTGCCTTCATTTTACTTGAACCACACTTTGGCTTGGTTGTTTGTCCTGGTTGTTTTGCACAGGGTTTTCCTGCGTATTTACCACCCAATTGAACCCAACCAGGGGTGCCATCAGAAGCGCGACTCTTAGTAAACCAGTCACGCAAAGAACTATCACCACTTTTGTTTGCTTCTTCAAGGGGATTCTCCATGTAACCAGCAGCTGCATCCATATTATGCTCAGTATCAGTAATTTTTGCCTGAAGCCAAGCAGGAATATTTTTTTCTTTTTTACCGAGTGCTTTACGAAGTGTTTTAATATTTCTCTCAGTTTTTGCCAACTGAGATTGTGCCATAGAAACTTCGTGATCTTCTCTTTCTTTTGCTTCGTTCACTTTCTTTCTTCCTTGGCAATGTGCTCTTTGAGAAAAACCTTTTGGATTGTCACAATCGATTGATCTTTTATACTTTTTAGACCAAGATTCGGATACTCCTTCACCACCAGACTCATCTTCATGGTCACTATCTTTCATTAAACGACCAGTAGATGGCATTACGTGCCATCCATTAGGAATTTTCTTACACTTCTTTGAAGTGAAGCAATAGTAATATCCTTTTTTGCAGGTCTTTTCTGCCATTACGATTTTTTTGTATCATTATTATTTAGAAAACCTTGCTTGAGTAGTTTTGAAAGTTCTGATGTTGAACCAACGAATAGTGCATTGTTAGTGACATTGTTCGTTGTTTGTTTTACAGTATCTTCTTCAAGATCTTTAAGTTTTTTCTGTAAATCCGCTAATTTATCTGTTGTATCAGCAACACTTTTAATTAATTGACCAGCAACTTCATATGCTCTTGGACTTGCGCTTTCTCCGGCAAGTTCCATAATACCGTTAATTGCTTCTTGTCCCTTTTCTATCAATGAATATAAATTGGCACGAGTATATTCGTAATCCTTTCTAATATCATTATTAGTTACTGGAACATTTGGTTTTTGAATAGGTGCTTTTTCCGTTTCAACAATGCTACTCTCAATATCGAGTGCTTTGTCAATGGATTCATAATTATCTGCCATAGTTATTAAATGTCAATTCGGCGGGTTGGGCTGTATGTTTTACCATCAGCGAAGAATTCCCATTCTTCGTCGAATCCAAAATTATCTCCAGGAACTAGGAGAGAGTTATCGACTGAATCAATAACTCCGTCATTATTCTTATCTTCTTTTGCCACCGGAGTTACTGTATATCTCATCTCTCTCTTAGCAGTTTGTACATTTGTTCCAGTGTACATATCAACTTGAACCTTACGAATAAGTCCATCACTACTATCTGCAATTGGACCAAACAGATAGGTTTTTGCCATAAACGATAAAGTATGTATCAAGGCTCTTCTACTGTCGAAGTTTCCTTCATAATCATCTTGGAAACTTACCGATTCTAGAATAATAGGAATATCTCTCTTTTCACCAATAGAGTCAACTAAATCAATAGTTAGATTGAAATGTGGTTGGAAATATGGTAGAATTTGCTCAATGATTTGCAATGAATCATCATTCAACTTTGATAAAATATTCAGTTCAAATCCAATATTATAAGGAACTGGCATAAAGACCTTCTTTGCCTTGCTTCCATCATCGCAAGTTTTAAAAGTCTGTATTAAACTCGATTTTCTTGTTGGATCATATGCAATAGATGTCATCTCAAATGACATTCTGGGCATTGTAAGTTGGATTGGTTTGTTTAACTCTGGTTGTTGAGTTATTCTTGCCAAAAATTTTTGACTTGGACCATATGCCAAAGGAACTCTCATATCGCTGATATCTGTTCCATTACCATCTTGATGGCGAATATGAATATCATTAAATAGCGTTCCAAACGCTATAATTGTTTTTCTAATTATCTCGTGATAATAATAAGTTCCTAGCATTAATATACACCAAATGGATTTGATTCTGAGAAATCTACAATAAGATCCGCTTCTTCTTCGATTTCGTCATTTTGACTGTATTTATCAAGTGGTGTCTTCTTATCATGATATTGGATTGGATAAGCAGCTCCAGACTCAGTTCCAACAACAAGTTCTCCTGGGAAGAACATTGGTTGTGTTGCTGCAAATCCAACTGTTGAAATCTTAAGAACCTTAGTATCAAAGTCCCATTCCTTAACTCTGGCAAGAACACCAGATCTAGAACCTCTAACAACTTCATTGAAGAAATATGTTCCAACTCCAGAAAGAGTTTCTGGATCGGAAATAGTAATAGTTGCAATACCTGCACTATAACCTCTTCCTGGATCCTTAATATAGATTGCCTTAACAACATTGGAAGTTCCATCAAGACCAATGGATGCAATACCAACTGCTGTTCTTGCGATTCCGCTGTTTGGTGGTCCAGCAATGTATACTGTTGGTGCCGTCCCATATCCAACACCATTATCAGTCATACTAATTCTAATTACACCCTGTCCACTAGTTATAATTGAACAGGTTGCTGCAGCACCAGTTCCCCCACCACCAGTGATTGATATTATTGGTGGAACAGTATATCCTGCTCCAGCATTTGTAAGAAGAATCTTCTCTAAAGAAGTTACTCCTCCTCGTGTAGTTAAGAATCCAACTCCAGTCGCATTATCTCCAACCTGACCAGTTGGTGATGAAGAGAATCCAATAATTGGTGGAGATGTATATCCAGAACCATCATTGTTAATGAAGATTTCACTCACATAACCACTTGGAATAGATCCTGCAATAAGAGCAACAGCAGTTGCTGTTCTACCAATACCAATCAATTGCAGACTTGTGATATAACCTTCTTCTTGAATTTGAGTATCAATTTCCTCTATAGAGGTATCAAGAACTTCATCCTCATATTCAAACAGTTCACACTTGAGTTCATAAACATAATTCTTACCTAACTGATAGAAAGGATTTTCGTGTTCAACAAACTTAACTTCAAATAATCTTTGTCCAAGTGGGAAATAAACGAGATCTCCTTCTCTTGGTCTTGTTGGAGTTGGAATCAAACTATCATCAGTTCCATCATCAATACCTGCCATAAATGGAGCGATGAAATCCTCAAATCTCTCCATAGATATTGTAATGATGAGTTCATCTCTGATACTCATTCCAAATTTTGTTAAGATATCTCCTCCGCCAGAATATCCATCGAATGTGTTTACATATGCCTCAATTGAAAAATTATCATCGAATTTTGATGACTGAATTTCTTCAATTACTGTCTTTCTATTGACATACTTTCTTGGAATATAAACGACCTCAACTCCGTGGAATCTTAAGTGCTCGTTTATAATATCTTGGACTAATCTCTGTTCGGATGCAGTCCCTTGTAAAAAGAAAGGATTAAGAGCCATTATCCAATAAAATCGAGAGGTGGAAGTTCATAGTCCATGGACATACGAGATTTGATATCGTTTAATTCTGATTCTGCTTGTTGGTACAATTCTGCTCCATTCAATTCAATTCCACCTGGAAGTTTAACTCCTTTAAACTTACTGAGGTTTTGTCCCCATTGGCGCTTAATGAGTGCTGTTAAATATCTCTTCACAAAACTATCATTATAAATCTGAGAGAATGATGCTGGGTCTAATGCTCTGAAGCATTCAATAACGATAAAGTCTCCTTCTGTTTGTGCTCCCCAGTCAATATCCAAATATAATCTATCTTGTCTTTTATTAAAACGTACTTGCTTATCGGTTGTTAAGAGAAAATCAATATCTTC